ACCATCCCCCATGCTTTCCAATAAAATAAGCTGGATCAGAGCGGTCAAGCACAGATCAAGCACAAACATAGCGAAATGCCCAGGACTCGCGCGTGCGATTGAGCGCAGTTAAAGCATTGCCGAACCGAAATCAACCAGCCTTAACGTCAACATCGCCTTTCTCCCAGGATAACGTAATCGTTCCCGATACACCTGGCGCTGTTACATCTTCCGCCTTATTCCGTATGCCTTTCGGCTGTAGCTGTGTGTGCCTCTTCTGCAATGTATCAACCTTAAGTCGCCTCATTTGCACGTCAGCCATCATTTGTTTCGGATCGTCCGGCATCGGAGCGCCAAGCACTTCATCGATCTCGTCCTGGATGCGTTCACCCTGGATTGCTTTGGCTCTGATATACATCTCATGTGCCTGGTCGTTCTTCTGCACATACCGATACACAGTATCATCACTCGGATATCCTGGCAGCTTTGCGATCTGTCGCATCGAGTTCCCCTCGATCAGCTTACCGCAGATATCCTCCATTAATTTCAAATTCATTAGTCTTGACATTGATCTACCTATTGACTGAACGCAATGCGGTGGAGCGCATCGCGTTCAGCATTATTTCAGAAAGATATGAAATTAAGAGTGGCAAAAACCTTGTACTCTGGCAGAGCAAATCATCAATATAAGCAGTAATATCGCAAGATCTTGCCAATCTTACCTGGAAAGGTACTATATTTCGTGCATTCGTGCAATCACTTTATGACTAATTTTTGCATCAATCTTTCTGGCTGCAATTTAATCCGGTAAGCCATGCGAACAATCGCATCAATATAATCTCGCTTAACGCTCTTAGCTGAGATCCGCTTGTTACTCGCTTTACTGACCTTTTCCCAGGATGGTCCGCGTTCCCTGGGATAACCATTCTTGAGAACAGCTGAATAATTAACCGCCCAAATTAACTTACGATCATAAACCTCCGCATAGCAAAGACCGAGATCGAGCGCCAGAAAATACCGGTCGATCTCTTTCGGTGATGCTTTGGGAGCCTTTGGTGTGAATGCTGTGGCATTATATGCGTGCCAGGATTGTTCATACTCAACCCAGCTGGCTAACTTTCTTTTAACAATCGCTGGTGGAAGTCGCCGTTCCGTACATGCAGCCTCTAAAAAAAGATTCTCTAAAAACGTCACATCATACGGAATTTCACTATACAGCATAACGTGTAGCTACATGTAGTAGAAATAAGTAGTATAACGTGTAGCTCCGCGTACCGGTGTAGCTACCGAGGGTAATCGATTTTTTCATTTCGTCAACTCCTTTTTAATTGTCATTCCAATCAGCATCGCAATCTGCGGTACAATAGCATTGCCTAACCCTTTTAATCTGTTGGTTCTGTCGGCTTGTTCAGCTGTGACTCTTGGGATGTTAGGTTCGTCCATCCAGGAGGGTATCCCATCAACCACTCGACCCAATCCGCCGATAAAAATGCTTTTGTCTGCTCTTTTGTTTGCGTGTTCTCTTTGTGTATCTGGTAAGCCATTTCCGTCTCTAAATATCTTTTGTGTCTGAGCTTTGCCATGTTCTCCGTCAGTTTCATTCCCATTCCTATCGCCGCTCTTGGAGTCGGATACATTTCCAGATAATTTACCGCATCCTTTAGCTTTACTCCCCATCGTACTCCTTGTTTGTTCACTCTTGAGAACGATCCGTTCTTCAGTTCCACATTCTTCACTATCCCACCCTCCGTGTCCGATACTCTTGGACTTGGAAATAATCCAGAGTCTGTTTCTTTGATGGGGTAATCCGACGATCGCTGCGCTTGGAAATACAAACGTCCTTGCATCGTAGTCTTTGGCTTCCAGGTCATGTAATACCTCATCCAATCCAAGAGAAACATGCCCATAAACGTTTTCGAAAACGACAACATCGGGTCGCGTGAATGACACAATTGAAGAGATGTACGGATAGATGTGGCGAGGATCCTCTTTTCCGAGCCTCCTACCGGCTTGCGAAAAGGGCTGACACGGATAACCGGCTGTGAGGATATAGGGTCTTGGGATATCTCCGGGAATAAATCTTGCTGGGTCACTTGCTATCTCCTTAACATCATCGGCAATCGGTACACCCGGAAAGTTTTTTCTGAGAATATCACGACACCAGGGTTCAAAATCACAAAGCAGATAAGGGTTTTCAGATAAGCCAGCCCATCGAAAGCCAAGACTAAAACCGCCAATACCGGAGCAAAGATCAACGTGAGAAACCATATACTCTTAGCCATAACCTATACCAAAATCCGCCGTTTCTTCTCGCCAGCAAACGACCAAATCTACCGGTAAAATACTTATCGATCTCTGAATTGTTCATAATACCTCGCTAGCCAATCAATGATTTGTGGTTCCGTATAGCAGCTTTCATAGACAGCTGGGATCCGGTGGAACTGCGCGATCCGCAGCAATCCCCACCCCTGGCTTATTCGGTAGTGAAAATACTCCCTGGCAATTTCTAAATTATTCTCCATAAACATTCCTCCTCATTTGTGTAAGATAAGCATCCGTCTGTGAATGATTTTTCAGCTGCACTACTGTTCCTAATACCTGGATAACCTCATCGAGCGATTTGCATACAGCTGTCGTGTATCCCAGGTTCGCTAAAAGTTGCAGCGTTTCGTTTTGATGAACCGATAACGTGTTTCGACCCACCTTTAATTCAATAAATATTGGCTGGACCCCTGGACAAAAGATCTCAAGATCCGGCATACCAGCACGCATTCCAGCTTTCTTTTGTTTCATTCTCCAGGACACATGCGATTTCCCCTCGTTTGGCGAGTGATGAAAAAGAGACCCCTCCGGCAATGCCACACGCAGATAATCAGCTACCAGGTTTTGCAGCTGCGCCTCTGTCATACCTCGTTACCCCACACATCCCAGCCTTGAGAAAATATGTTTTTATCCCTCGCAAATAATTCAATGCGTGGTAGATCACGACAAAGCTCAACTATCCTATCTCTTACACAATCTGGTTTTTTTGAGTGCTTTGTTCTTTCAGAAAAAACTAAACCTTTTACATTATTAGATTTTTTAATATTTTTTAATTTACCTTTTAAAGCAATCAAACATATTTCACTTGATTTAAGAGTATAAGCTCCAAAGTTATAACAGTATGAGCCAGATTTATATTGTTTGATCCAAGTAAAGCCTATTGTTTTAAATTTAAAATTCCAACTTTTAATAACCTCTAAAGCCTCTGGTAAATGACTATCAGTAGTCCAAATAAATAAAATACAATCTCCGTCAGCTATATCTTTAACTGGCAAACCTTTAATATCTTTTAAAGACATTGTTTGATAATGATCCTCTATTTTTTTATCAAAATTTCTGCCACCATCTTGATATATAGAACTGTTAAAACTCCAGGGAGGATCAGCATAAATAATATTATATTTCTTGTTAGGAAATGGGATCATAAATCATCCATAAAGAAATCGTTAGGCTGCACAGCGCCATTTGTTGCAATCTTGATCCGGCGCATATATTCCTGGTTAGGTTTAACGTGCCTGGCATATCCTGGATGACGAGGATGCAAACACCATCGATGAACAACACCAGCACCAGGAGCCGATAACTTCTCAGCCAACTGCTTATACGTTAACCCTCTTTCTTTTCGCCAATCTTCTAATTTCATTTATTTTCCAATTTTAATATCAAGTTTGCTATCAAGTTTTCTGCGTTGCACCATCAAGGTTTCCTAACGTAATCCGATCAATGTTTGGATCAAGTTTCTTGATTTAACAGATTAAGTTACAATGAATATTTCTGCAATAGTTTTATTATCTTGGGTTAAATAATTTGACAGATTAGATTAAGATATATACTCTCGATATCAACGTAACACTTTTTGTTACATAACTAGATTGACATATTGACTTGGGAGGATTAGATATGCACAACGATATAAGGATGTTTGACGGAGGTTCTAGTACATACTGGAACTTATATAGAAAGTATTCGTTTACTAGGGGTAACGGATTTTCACATGGCTGCATTAAAGCGTTTTATAACTTCAATTTGAGTTTTGTGACTCGCTTAATGTACGACAACAAAAGTTCTGGTCATGGCTTTAGCACCAGATACGGAAATCCACCTAGCGCTCCACCTCTTTTTTTAAGGAGGTAAGCATGAACGACGGATATTATAATTGTGAAGTGGATTTGG